ATGGTTCAAATCATTAAAGCAATTTATGATTGATAATTATACTAATAAAGATGAGTGGGTAAACAAATTACTCAATATTTATAATATATAGGAAATAGTATATATGGCAATTTCAGCAGGAGAAACACTCAGTTTAAATAATTTAGCAGGAGCAACTGGTAATACAAAAGATGCAAATGTATCATTCAATACCATTTGTGGTGGAGGTCTTAGTGCGGGAGATAATATAAAATTTTCTGATTTCGGTATTGATTCTATTGGTTCAATTAGTGGATTTACATATGCAGTAGAAGCTACAAACGAAACTTACACACTTGGATTTGGAGGAGCAGGAGGTGAAATCACAAGTCCTACTTCAGGAACATCAATAAGAGATAGATATCAAAACTTTACTTGGGCAGTTTCACCAACATTTAATTCTGCAGGAGATACTGCAGGATATTTAAGTATTGCAGCCAATCAAGATTATACAGCAGTTATTACAGTTGGTGCTATGAATCCACAAGGTGCAAGTTCACAAGCTTCACTTTTAGGTGCACAATCACATACATTATCAGTAACATTTGCTGATGGATTTAACGACCATGCAACAAATTATAATACTGCTATAAATAAAACAGTTCATTCGGTAGATTCTTATGATGGTAACTCAACATCTTTATGTTTAACAATAGATTCTGAAGTAACTTTAGCTGATGGAACTATTATAGAAGTTGGTGATTTAGAAGAAGGAGATGTATTAAGAGGATTTGCAATAAACACATTAGGTGAAGATGAATCACAATTTTTAAATTGGTCGGTTGATACTTTATCTACAACACCACAAGATGTTACTGTTACAAGTTTAATTTACTCATTCTCTAATAGACATTATGATATTAATGGTGGTCAAGTAACTGCAACTGGTGAACATCCAATGTTAGTAAAAGATGCATCTGATGGAAATTATAGATTTTTAGAAATGTTTAACATAGCAACAGATGATAAACTAATTAGAGAAATAGATGGAGTTATTACTGAGGTTGATATCGCTTCAATTGATGTTATAACTAAAACATCTGAAATAGTTTCAATTGATGTTGAAACAAATGATACATATTTAGTTAATGGGTACATAACTCACAACAAAGGTGGAAATTCACATTCAGATGAAACTGCAGGTGCTGCACCTGATACACCTACATGGACAAATGGAACATTAACATTAGCTTGGACAAGAAATGATACTTCAACTAATGTTTATGATGTACAAGTTGCAACTGATAGTGGATTTAGTAGTCTTGAAATAAACCAAACTCAATGGTCTGAGGCTACTATGGTAATGACTACTGATAGTGGAACATTTGATATAGGTACTGGAACAAGATATGCAAGAGTAAGACAATATAACTCAAATGGATTATTAAGTAATTATAGTAGTACACTTACTTTTACAGTTAGTTAGTAAATTTTTTATCGTTTGGGAAAATTCTATATATTTATATATATTAAGGAACAATTATAATTTAAATTAAAAAAAATGGCGAAAGCAATTAAGTTTACAGAAGAAGAAACACAACAAATAACAGAATTAAGACAAAATGTTGCAAATCTGTTTACACAGTTAGGACAACTTCAAATCGAAAAGAAAAGAAGAATTGAAGAAATCGAAGTAGTAGAACAAGATTTACATAATCAACATTCTACATTAGTTCAAAAAGAACAAGATATGTTTAAAGGATTAAATGAAAAGTATGGTGATGGAAATTACGACCCAAATACCAATGTTTTCACTCCTTCAGAACAAAAAGAAGAAGTTTTAGAACAACCTGAGATATAAATTATATTTTAGGAAAAGTTATTTATACTTATAGTAGAGTATTATTATTCAACACAATATAACAAGGAGTAAAATAAAATGGCAGAAAAAATTGTATCACCTGGAGTATTTACGAGAGAGAATGACCTTTCTTTCTTATCCCAAGGAATCGGTGAGATAGGAGCAGCTGTAATAGGACCTTTTAAAAAGGGCCCAGCATTCTTACCAACCGTAGTAAATACACAATCCGAATTCGAAGAAATATTCGGTACACCTGATGGTTCTTACTATACAGGATATACCGTACAAAACTACCTAAGAGAAGCAGGAACAGTAACTATTGTTCGTGTGGGTCATACTGGTGGTTATACACAAACAAAACCAATAGGAATAGTAAGTAGTGGTTCTGTTTCTGGAACAAAAATAGTAGGAACTATTTTTGAAACACATAATGGTAGTGGAACACTAGCAGGATCAACAATAGGTGCATCAGTATCGGCATCTAACTTTGAGATAACACTTGTAGGAGAATCTGGAATATCCGCTTCTATCAATCCATCAGATGGAAATGATATAGGTGATGTTTTTGGTGTTAATCCACGAGGAAGTAAAGATGGATATGTTTATAACTATTTTGAAAAAGCATCTGCTGATGCTATCACAAATGGACAAGAACTAATATCTCTTATCTCATTATCAGATCAAGACTTTTCAACAGATGTACAACACGCATCCACTCCTTGGATACAATCTCAGTTAGTATCTGGTGAAAGACATAATCTTTTCAAAATACATTCTCTTGGAGATGGTACTATCTATAATGGTGAGTACAAAGTATCTATATTTAATGTAAAAGCAGCAGGTTCATCAAACGCAACCGATTACGCTACTTTCTCATTAATGATTAGAAAAGGTGATGATACTGATAAAAGAAAAACAGTATTAGAAACATTTAATAACTTAAACTTAGACCCAGCATCTCCTAATTACATTAAAAAAGTAATTGGTGATAGAAACCTATCAATTGATGCTAATGGAAAACAAACAGAAAATGGTGATTACGCTAACCGTTCTAAATTCGTAAGAGTAGAATGTGTTACAGAAGGTAGTTTTCCAGTAGTTGCTGGACCATTTGGACACGATAAGTATTACAATCCAGTTTTAGTTGGTAATGAAGGTTCTCATGGATTTGGTGAATCATCTATACCATCTGTATTATTTAATACTGGTTCTGATTCTAACAATTCTTCAAAAGCTGTATCATTTAGTGGTATCGATTTAGAAACAACACAAGTTAAGATAGACAACAATAATTATTTAGCTCCTTTACCAGCATCCGCAACACAAGGTGGAAATACTGTATTCGCATTTGATGGAACTGTATCAATAGTTGGTGGAACTAAAGCGTTCTCATATGAACTTACAGGTTCACTATCAGCTGATATAAACAAAAGACAATTTACAGTAGGTTTCCAAGGTGGATTTGATGGATGTAATCCAACAATATCTATCGATTTAGGAACTTCTATATCAAGTGGTAACTCACAAGGATTTAACTTATCAACTTCTACATCAAGTGGTTCAGTTGGATATGTTAAAGGAATTAACTCAGTATCTAATCCAGATGACTTTGATATTAACTTAGTATCTGTACCTGGTATTGTTCGTAGACATCACTCTTATGTATTTGATAAAGTAACTGATATGGTAGAGGCTAGAGAAGATGCGTTCTTTATTGGTGATGTAGTAGGTGCTGGTGATACAATATCACAAGCAATCGAACAAGGTATATCAGTTGATTCTAACTATGTAGGTACATACTACCCATGGGTTAAAACAATTGATTCAAGAACTAACAAGTTAATTTCAGTTCCACCATCAGTATTGATGCCTGGAATATACGCTTCTAACGATGCAGTTGCTGCTGAATGGTTTGCACCAGCTGGGTTAAACAGAGGTGGTATAGTAGGTGCTATATCTGTACTAAACAGATTAACACACGCTGAAAGAGATGAATTATATGAAGGAAAAATTAATCCAATCGCTCAGTTCCCTGGAGAAGGTATCGTAGCATTTGGACAAAAAACTCTTCAAGATAAATCATCTGCACTTGATAGAATCAATGTAAGAAGATTAATGATTAAAGTTAAGAAATTTATTGCTTCTACTTCAAGATACTTAGTATTTGAACAAAACACTTCTCAAACAAGAGGTAAGTTCTTAAATACTGTGAATCCTTATTTAGAAGGAATACAACAAAGACAAGGATTATTTGCCTTTAGAGTGGTGATGGACGAAAGTAACAACACACCAGATGTAATCGACAGAAATATATTGGCTGGACAGATTTTCTTACAACCAACAAAAACTGCTGAATTCATCGTGTTAGATTTCAATATCTTACCAACTGGGGCATCATTTACGGCATAATTAAATTAAAAATAAAAAAACTATATATTTATTAGTATAATAGGAGAAAAACAAAATGGCAGAAGTATTAGAATTTAACGATATGTTTTATACCAACTTCGAACCGAAGATGAAGAATAGATTCATCATGGAAATCGATGGTATCCCTTCATATCTTATCAAAACAGCAAATAGACCTTCAATTCAATTTGAAACTATTACCCTAGACCACATTAATGTTAAAAGAAAACTTAAAGGTAAGGGTGAATGGCAAGATGTAGAAATTACATTATTTGACCCAATCGTTCCAAGTGGAGCTCAATCTGTAATGGAATGGGTGAGAACATCACATGAATCTCTAACAGGTAGAGATGGATACGCAGATTTCTATAAGAAAGATATCCAATGTTACCTATTAGGACCAGTTGGTGATAAGATTGAACAATGGACTCTTAAAGGTGCATTTATCAATAACGCAGTGTTTAATGATTTAGATTGGTCTTCTAATGACCCAGCCGAAATCACATTAACATTATCTTATGATTACGCAATTTTAGAATTCTAATAATACTCTAGAAATATATTTTGATGAAGAAGGTTCTCTTAGTGAGAACCTTTTTTTGTGTCACTTTTTTAAAAGTTATATATTTATATACAAACAAAATAAAATAAAAAGTTATGGCAAAATTCGATTTTCCAACGGAAGTAATAGACCTTCCATCAAAGGGTAAACTTTATCCAGAATCAAATCCATTATCTAAGGGTTCTGTTGAAATAAAGTATATGACTGCTAAAGAAGAGGATATACTAGCTTCACAAAACTTAATTAGAAAAGGAGTAGTACTTGACAAACTATTTGAATCAGTAGTAGTAGGAGAGGGTGTAGATATCAATGATATATTCATTGGTGATAAAAATGCAATCCTTTTAGCAACTCGTATTCTAGGTTATGGTAAAGATTATCAAGTAGAGGTAACAGACCCTACTTCAGGAGAACTACAAAAAGTAAATATAGACCTTTCTAAAGTTCAAGTTAAAGAAATAGATGAAAAGAATCTAAATATAGATAATAGATACGAATTTGAATTACCTCTTGGTAAGAAAAAAATAGTATTTAGATTACTAACACATAAAGATGAAAAAGATATCAATGCTGAAATAGCAGCATTAAATAGATTAACTAAAGGTGATAATGTATCACAGGATGTAACTACAAGATTAAGGTATATGATTCAAGAAGTTGATGGAAATACCGATAGAGCGTATATTAATAATTATGTCAAGAATAGTTTACTTGCAAGAGATTCTCGAGCTCTTAGGAAGTTTATTCAGGCATTCACCCCTGATTTGGATTTAAAATTTCAATTCACTTCAGATGTTACAGGAGAGAAGGAGGAGTTGGATATACCCTTTGGGGTTGGGTTTTTTTACCCTTCCGAGTAATTATAGCATCCAACTACATAACCAAATTTGGGAAATGGTTAACTATGGTAATGGATTTACTTGGTCTGAAGTTTACTTTATGCCAATCCATTGGAGAAATTTCTATTTCAAAAAACTATTAGAGGCCAAGAAAAAGGAAAAGGAAGAGATGGATAAGGTGAACAAGAAAAGTTCAGCCCGAAGTCCAAATGTAAGAGTGAAGAAGTAAAATTCTTCACTTTTTTTTTGTTCTATATTTATATAAGAACAATTATATAGGATACTCAACATGACTAAAAAAGAAAAAATTATTAACGAGGGTGTATCTAATTTTATATCAGCATTCTTTGATGGTGTAAAAAAAAATACTGCAAACAGATTTCTAGCTCAAGCTAAGAAAAAAGGATTACCAAAAGATGCAATTAAAATAATGAATACAATCAATAAAGATAGAGAAAGATTAGACTCTATACTTAAGAAGTATTCAAAGTAATATTTTAGAATAACCCCATGGCAGGAGATAATAAAAAAGTATTAGAAACTAGAGCTCAATTATTGAAAGATATTGAAGATAGAGAAGCGCGAATATCTAAATCAACAAAAAATACTGCCTTAAATCAAGACCTTCTTAATCGATATCTTGATAAACAAAAAGCAAAACAAAAAGACCTTATAAGTCAATTAAAAGAAATAAACTCAGAAAGACTAAAAGGATTATCACAAGCAGAATCATCTATTAGTTCAATGGGTTCTATGTATTCTAATCTTCAGAAATTAGAAAAAGAACGAATAAATAACTCACTAGGATTAGCCGCTTCAGAAGATAAACACACTCAAAAGCAAAATGTTGCCATGAACGAAATGGCCTCTATTAATCAAAAAATAGCTAATTTGAGTAGTGAAGATACTGCTCAACGAGTAGCACTAACTGACGAATATGAAACTCAAAAATCTAAATTAGGAGATTTAGATAAAGTTGGAAAAGAAAATTTAAAGAACCTAGATTCACAAAACTCAATGGCCGTTGATTTTTCTAAAATGACCTCTGAGAATAAAGAACTTCTACAAAAACAACATGATGTACTTGATGGTATTTCAAAAACAATAAACGGTACATTATCTACTATAAGAACTTTATATGGTAACTTACAAGGAGCAATCGGTGGAATAATTTCAGGATTTGGATTTGTAGTAGATAAGATAGGAAAGGCAAATTCAGAATTAGGAACTACTATGTTCCAAACAGATGGTGTAGCTAGAAGTGCTGGTGTACTATCATTCTTCTTTGATGATGCAGTACAAAACGCTAAAGATTTAAGTGCAGAACTTGGTGATACATCAAAAGCATCAGGTGAATTACAAACTAATATTGGTCTAATGTCCATGAATATGGGTATTAGTGGAACAGAAGCAACTAAATTAGTAGGTGCACTATCACGATTAAATGGCGGTTCTACTGCTGTTGCAAGTGATATGGTTGCAACCTCAAGAGAGTTTGCAAAACAAAATGGAATAATCCCATCTCAATTAATGGGAGATTTAGCCTCTTCAACTGAAGAATTTGCATTGTTTGGTAAACAAGGTGGTAAAAATATATTAGAAGCTGCTGGATATGCTGCTAAACTTGGTACTAACATGAGTACACTTAGTGGTATAGCAGATGGATTACTTGATTTCGAATCATCTATTACTAAAGAATTAGAATTAGGTGCAATGTTAGGTAAAAACATTAATCTTAGTAAAGCAAGAGAACTTGCATATACAGGTGATATAGAAGGAGCTACAAAAGAAACTCTTAAACAATTAGGTGGGATTGATGCATTCAATAGAATGGATTACTACCAAAAGAAACAAACAGCTGATTTATTAGGTGTATCTGTTGCAGAATTGCAGAAGATGAACTCTAATATGGAACAAGCTGATACACTAGGTAGTGTTATCAACTCCAACTTTTCTCAATTGGGAGAATTTATTAATGGAGGATTAAATAAGTATCTTGGTACAAGTTTAAAAACATTAGGTGGTGCAGTAACTGCAGCAGCTCAAATGGGTGGTTCATTTGCTCAAATGGGATTCGATGTAAAAGGAATGGCATCAAAGTTACCAATAATTGGAAAATTCTTTGGTGGAGGAGCACCTGCAGGACCATTAACTAAGAGTGGTGCACCTGATATGAGATTTAAAGCAAATAAATCACCATCTATTGCAAGTAAAGTTCCAAAAGGTGGTGGAGATGCAATTGGTGGAAAAGGAAGTATAACTAAATCAGTTAGTAAAATAAATATGGGTGCAGTTCTTAAAGGAGCAGCTGCTTTATTAATAGTAGCCGCCGCCGTATTTGTATTTGGAAAAGCAGTTCAAGAATTTATGAAAGTTAGTTGGAGTGCGGTTGGAATGGCCGTAGTATCAATGTTAGCATTAGTTGGTGCAGTTGCTCTCTTAGGGGCAATTATGATGAGTGGAGTTGGAGCAGTTGCAATTCTCGCAGGAGCAGCTGCTATGTTGGTAATTGCTAGTTCGGTATTAATATTAGGATATGCACTTCAGGCAATAGGAACAGGATTTGAAATGATGGGAGCAGGAATCTCAACATTAATACCAACATTAACTGGAGTTTCAAGTAGTATAATGGGAATGGTTGCAATGATTGCACCAATAGCATTATTATCATTAGCACTATATGGATTATCAGCAGCAATGATGGGATTAGGAGTATCTATGGCATTCTTAGGAATTGCAGGATTACCTGGATTACTAATGTTAGCTGGAATTGCTGCAGTATCAGGACCAATCATAAAATTAGCAGGATTACTTGGTATAGGTGATGGTGGTGAAGCAGGTGCAGTAGAGGGTGGTTCATTAAGTGAATATGAATCAACAATGTTAGATAAGATGGAAGAATTGATTAAAGCAACATCATCACAAAGAGATATTTACTTAGATAGAGAAAAGGTTACTAATATAGTTATGGATAGAGGAGAGAGAAGTGCAGTGAATAAATTTAAATTAAATAGAGCTTAGTAAGATATGCCAACAATATTAGAATTATTTCAAAATAAAGAATTATTATTTCCTGGCGGAAATACGGCTCAAGGTGCAGTTAAAAAAGATTCTGAAACTTTCATAGAACAAGAAACAAGTGGTATTAGAATTAAATCTAAAGTTGATTTAAATAATCCTCTTATATATGGTAATGAATCATCTCGTATTGTAAATAGATCAACTCCTGTTTTGGAGGATATGATACAAAATACAATGGGTACAGAAGCAACAGGAGGACTCATTGGTAAAGGATTAGATAAACTAACTGGTGGTAAAGTAAAATCGATTCGTGGATTAAGAGATAAAATAAACAGTACAATAGGTTTTCCAGAAACTCAAATACCTTCTCGACTTATAGGAGATATAACTCAATTACCATCAAGTGAACAATTACCTGCAAATGCAAATGGTAGTGAACTAGGTAAATTCTTAAAACAAACAGGTGGTGGTAATCCTAAAACAATTGGTAAACAAGTTCTTGGAAAAGGATTAGAACTTGCAAAAGATAAATTAAGAGGAGCTTTATTTGGAGAACAAGCAGGACTTGGTTCAAATGATGCAAAAAAACAAACTTCTGTACGATTATTTAATGATGAAACAAAATACTCGGATATAGAAAAATCAAAAACATTAAGATCTGATAAGAGTGTTAAAGAAGATTTAGAAACCGAAGGCCGTATAAGATTAAATACAGTTTCTCCTATTTATGGTATTCAAAGAAAAGGAGATGAAAGAAATCGTTATTTAGATTCTGGTAATATCATTAAAGATAGTCCATATAGTCCTGAAGATTTAGAAACAACACGATTCAATAATGGAAAAATAACTCCAATGGAAAGTGAATATGGTTTAAGTTCAGGAGATGATATAAACATTGTTGCACCATCAGAAGAATATGAAATGGAAGCTGATTCTTTCATGAAAATTGGTGAAAAGGTATATAAAGATTTTATTCCATTATGGTTTAAAAGATTAGGAGCCGAAAAACCACTCGTATTTAGAGCAATTGTAAGTGGAATAACAGAAACAACTTCTCCATCTTGGAGTGGAAATAAATTTATAGGTAATCCATATTCATTTTATATGTACGAAGGTGTTGAAAGAAGTTTAGCTTTTAATATTAAATTATTTGCAGCTTCTCCACTAGAATTAAATACTATTTGGGAAAAGTTAAAAATGTTAACTTCATACACATATCCAGTCATTAGTGGTGGTGTAACAACACCTCCTATTATTGATTTTAGAATGGGTGATATATATTCAAATAGAAAAGCTTTTGTAGATTCATTAACTTATACAATACCTGATGAATCAAATTGGGAAACTGATGGTAATGTTGGATATTTACCAAAAATAGTAGATGTTGCACTTTCTATGAAGTTTATAGAAACACCAGGAAGTGAAGAAAGATTATATGATATGGAAATATCTAAAGAAGCAGTTAAGGCTATAAATGATAAAAGACAGGCAGATAAAGATGCAATTGATGAAGAAACAAGAACTAATGGAGGACAACCAAGTGAAGAAGAAGTAAAAAAAGAATCAGCTAAAAAGAAAGCTACTGTTTCTATAAAAAGAGAAGTGGGTAATTTAAAATCCAAAGCTAATTCAATGAAACCACAAATACCTTCAGAGATAGCAGGAGGAGTTCCAAATCCAGCTGGAGGACAAGGTACAATAAATGAAAAACTTGATGGTAAAACTCCAACCGAAGCTATAAATGCAGAACCACAATATACTCCAAAACAGGCTAAAAATATAGCAAGTTTTAAAAGTATGGGATATAAAGAAGTATCAAAATCATCAGTTCCATCTGACCAAAAACAATTTATATCAGAAGAATATGGAGCTCCATCTGTATTTATGAGAAGAGATCAATTTGGTAAATTTGATATTTATCAAATAACTCCAAACTTTTCTATTCCTATTAGAGTTGCAGGAGGATATAGTTAATAAAGTAAAAGAATATGGCAAGTAGATACGAAAATAACGAAGAACAAAAACTTAATGATGGTAGAAGAGTATATCGAAGTAAGATATATCCTAATATTCCATTAAAGGATAGTGATATCTATGTTGTAGTTCAAGATGGAGATAGATTAGATACACTTGCAAATCAATTTTATTCGGATTCATCTCTTTGGTGGATTATAGCAACCGCAAATAATATACACGATGCAGGGTTCACAGTTTCATCTGGAACTATATTGAGAGTACCTGTTGATTATACTCAGATTATAAATAACTTTAGAAAATAAATAGTTTATGGGATTTCCACAATTAGCTAATATTGATAAACGAATAGTAAATACCATCAATGCTAAAGCTGGTAATAATTTACGAGCAACAAAAACAATGCCTTGGATTAGAGTAACTTCTTGTCTTGGTGACTTTTTATCTCTTCAATCTTCTAAAGAATCTGAATCATTTGCACAAAGATATGGTAATACAGGTAAAAGTGGTAGGTTAGGAATAGATAAAGATGGTAAATCTGTATATGCTGAAGCTGGTGATAGAGGACTTAGACCATCACCAACGATAGATTCTATTTCAATATCACAAGGTAATGAAGGATTGAGTAAAAAATCATCATTTACAATTATATGTTATTCTTTAAAACAATGTGAGAAGATAATGGAATTCTTTTTAGAACCAGGAAATATGGTTTTAGTAGAGTGGGGTGAAAATAATAATCTAAGTTGGGGTCAAAAAGCCGCAATTGATACTTGTGCAATAGCAGCTTATAATAGTTTAAAAACAGTTCAAACTAAAAGAAAAAATGCACATGGTATGTATGATGCCGTACTTGGAGTAATTACAGGTGGTGGTATGAGTTATGGTTCTAATGAAACTTTTGAAGTTCAAGTAGAATTAACATCAATTGGTGAATTACCGGCTTATCTTCAACATCATAAGGGTATTCCAACTAATGATAGAAACAATAAGTCAAGTCAAAAATATAAAAGTTTTGAAATTAGTGGTGAACAAGATGTAGGTAAAAGACTTTTTCAACAAATGTATAATGATTTACCTGCAATAAAAAGAACTGAATCTATAAAAAATAAAATTAATGACCCATTTTTTACAGATGCTATTAATTTTATTAACATGGATAAAGAACTTCGTGAAGGTATGACAGAAAAAATTGGAAGTACAGCTAAAATTAATTCAGATAGTGGTGAAGATATAAGTATTAACTCCGATTTACCTTTATTTAGTGAAAAAAGATTTATTAGAGTAGCTTTAGCATTTTCAATTATAGATATGATGGATAAAGTTGAGTTAAAACCAACACCAGCTATTTGTGGTGGATCAAACCCAGCACCATCAAACGGAAATGTTATGTGGGAAAATACTATATGTAGAGCCCATAAAAATATGTTTTCTGCAGATGCAAATTATTTGTATATAGGAAACAAACAGGCACCTTCTTTTGATTTGTTGGGAGCATTAAAAAGTGAGACAAAAAACGAAGATGGAACAGTTTCTTCTTTTGAAAATCCACTACCATTACTAAATGGAATTGAACTAAAAGGAGCTAATTGTGCTGATGTACATCCAACACCGTATGATGGTGGTACTAAAACATCATATTTTCCATGTAATAAAGAATTAAATATGGAAGACCAAGCTTGTTATGATGGAAGTTATCTTCCAGTAAAAGCAGATCCTGGAGAATGGGGATTTTTAAGAGACTTGTATATTAACTTTGATTTCTTTTGTGATACAATTGAAAAATCAGGATTAGTTACTAAAGATATATACTATGAGTTACTAAATGGAATGTCTTCCGCAGTAAACTTATATTGGAATTTTCAAATAATACCAAGAGGTAGAATAAACCCATATACACCAGGTGGAGAATTAGATGCAGATACATACTACAAACATATTCAAGCTAAAAATAGTAAAGCAATAAAAGGTGTTGAGGAATTACAAGTTGTAGATGCATCATTTGGAGGAAATCTGAAAAAAATGGGTTCATCTATTGGACTTGCTAAATTTCAATCAAGAGGAACTAAAACACCATTTTTAGCAGCAGAATTAAATTTTGATATACCAGGAGCTATGAAAGGCCAAGTAATTGGTAGTAAATTAGCTAATGAGAATAAAAGTGGAGTAATTGAAAATCCAAATTCAGAAGATAAAGAAATAAAATTTGATGGTTTATTTACAAATAAAGTAGATTCAGTTTTAAAAGAACTAAATTCTGTAACGAAAATAACAGAAGAAAAAAACAAATCAGAAGCAAAATCAAATACTAAAGAAACTGAATATCAAAAGAACCAAAGATTAAAGAAAGAAAAGAAAGCAATAAAGGACGCTGAAGAAGAACAAAAAAAGGCAAATTATGAATATTTTGTTCAAAATGCTTGTATAATTCCAAAAAAACAAGATAGAAATGAAGATGCAGATTTTGTTAAAGAATTTTTTGATCTCTATTCAGGAAATGATGTTAATATAGAAGATTTGGCTGTAGTTGGATGTTGGAATGATGGAGCTGTATTAAAAAAAGTACAAATGTTAAATGAAGGATTATTAATAGGAGGTAAAGGAAAAACTGGAAATTTAAATGTTCCATTGTTACCTATTAAATTTAACTTTACAATACATGGAGTTAGTGGAATAAGAGTAGGGGATACATTTAGTATAATAGATTTACCTGGTAAATATAAAACTAAAGTATTTCAAGTTACTCAAGTTGGACACGATATTGCACAAAATATTTGGACTACTCAAATTGAGGGTTCAATGAGAAATATAAATGCTGGTAATGGACAATTAACAGAATACTCATAATGGATATAAATAGATACAAGAAAATAGCTAAAAATAAACCTCGTGTTAGATATAATGTAGAGACACATATTCCTCGTCCAAACGATAAGGATTATAATCGTGGTTATATTAATAGGTATTTTGTTCAAAAATTAAATGATAAAGGTTCTCCTATATATGAAGTTAATAATAAAATAAAATCATATTACAATTCTAAACCACAATTTAGTACAGTATCAATAAGATGGAGAATATCAGGACCAAAATCAGCTGAATATGATAGTAAAGGAAATGTTATTGATAAATCTGTTTCTGAATCTAATCGTATTGCAATAAAATTAAATGTAGATAAGATTCCAAATCTAAAATTATATTTACCAAATTTATTACAGTTTTATAAAAATTAAATATATATTATAAAACAAATAAGTTACAATGAATTATCTTACCGAGCTAGAAAAACAACAATTACAATTTGATTGGAGATACAAAGGTGTATCTATTTTAAATCTCTTAACAGAATCAGAAGCTGATGCTATAGGAGATGAATTAGAACGAATCAGAGTTAAAAGACAAGAGAATGATACAGAAGGTGAATGGGGAGATTACGACCCATATATGTATCCACATAAAGAATCTAAAGTACTTGATGGATTAATGAAACATCCTAAAGTAATCGAAGCTTGTGAATTTTTAATGAATTCTAAGATATTAGGTGTTCAAACTTGGGCATATTTTAAACCACCAGGACAATTGGGTAGAGATATGCATCAAAATATATTTTATACACAATGTAATACTAATGAAATAATAAATGTTTCAGTAGCATTAGATAATTCAGACCCAAATAATGGTTCTGTTTGGTATTTAGAAGGTTCACACAGATTAGGAAGGTTACCAATTGAGGTAGATGAAGTGAGAGCAGGTTCAAATCCAAAGAATTGGAGAAGTGAAAGAGGTAAACCTTGTGTATTACCAAAAGACCACAATTTTTCACATATAGATGGTTATCTAAGAAAAGGACAGGTTGCATTACTTCATTCAAATGTAGTACATGGTTCAGAACCAAACAATTCAAAACGATTCAGAAGAGCGTTCTTAACTGGTTACATAAAAGAAGGTGCTAATTTCGCGGCTGGTGCTCAGATGAAAAGAAAACCTATTTATGTAGGTTCAGCTAAACTTTCTTAAAAAAAAGTCCAAAAAGACTTGTTTTTCTCATATTTTTTTCGTATATTTACTATGTAAATAATTAAAACTTAAAAGTATGAAAAATATTCAACACCCTTTAGATTGTTTTATGATAACCGATAAAACCGATACTGGTTTGATACATGGTTGGGCAGATGGATACCATCAGTTCAATGCATATGGAAGTAAATCAAACCCTCAAGTTACTATTAGAAAAGGACTTCAATGGTTAGATAAAAATTCAGACCTCTATGATAAGTTAAGAATGATAGTTCTATGTAACTTAGGATGGAAGTACGATAATCCAAAACAATTAAAATTTACATTTTAAGTAAAAAAAAACGAGAAAAAGCTTGTATATATCAATTTTTTTTCGTATATTTACTATGTAAATAAGTTAAAACATTAAAAGTTAAAAGTATGAAAAAAGTAAAAATCTCAATTAAAGGAAACGAATTCCTAATCCCCTCTGAAAATATCCAAAAATGTTCTTATGATAATGAAACTTATGTTTACATGAGAGCTAAATTGTGTGCTTCAGTAATCAAACAATTTGTTAAGAAAAACTATCCAAACTTAAAAGTTTGGTCTAAATCCTCTGTATATAGTGGAGGTTCTTCGGTTGATGTTGATGTATGTAATTCAGATGGTTCTTCAGTTGATGAATCAATATTTGAAAATATCTCAAAATGGAAATCTATCTTACAAGGTGGTTCTTTCGATGGTATGTATGATATCTACAATTACAGAGAAGATTCACCAGCTACTGATAAAGGAACTCCTATGAAGTATTTCCCTTCTTATATTTTCATAAATAACAAACCTAAATGGGGTTCTGTTGAATATTGGGTAAATCAATATAATGAGTACAAAGCAAATATCAACAATCCTGATTATTCTAAACAAACAGAAATCATGAATGAAAAATATAATGGTTCGTTCTTAGAAATGAATAAAACTTATATGACTAAAAAAGAATACGAAAACTGTTCATTAGTATTATCTTAAAACTAAAAAAATGAGAATAGGATATAAAAAATTTAAAGAAATTAAAAAATGGTATGGTTCTTCCGATTTTGAAATCGGATATGAATCAGATGGAATAACAATAAGATTTGGATATTGGAGTTCGGTTGATTTAGATGAATTAAAAAAACTATTACCAGATTATTTAACAGTTACAGAAAATCTTGTAGATGATGATGATGACTGTGGAGCACTTTACAATTATACGATTTCTGATAAAAGATTTGGATAATTCAAAATAATTTCGTATATTAGTACCATTATGAATAAAACAGATTTAACACAACAAGATGGAATGTATTATGTAGGACACTTAATCGATATCGATGGAAGTGGTTATGTAGATGAAGAAACTGCAGAACTAATCCTATTAGAATATAATGCAGGAGTTACTGAATGATTATAGTAGAAACTAATAAAGAGAAAGACCAATTTCTCGAATATTGGAATAACGAAGAATCTAAGATTATTCCGATTTGGGAAGATTTGGAAAGACATCCTATAAATAATAGGTTGTCATTTTTGTATGTCCAATTTCGAAATCTTGATTTCATACTTCCATTTAATCATAATGATTGTGAAAAGTTAGAAATAGACTTATCAACCTCGAATCAAACAAAGTGGATTTGGAACAAAAAAGGTTTCTTACAAACCGATATTAAGGTAAACAATCTAAAAGATGTGCAAACTTCCTTATTCTTTGATAAATTTCAATTATATGATATAGAATCGAAATTAGAGGTTTTAACGAACTTTTACTATCGTTTGGGTATGAGGGATAATTTAGGTACATCTATCCCTATAATGAAGTTTGGTGAAGTATTAAGGGGTATTGGAGATGATTGGAACTTAAGTACTATCAATTCTTGGATAGATGATACGATGATTCCTATCCTTTCAGAGTTAGAACGATTGGGGGTTCGGGTCGATACAGAAAAATTTCTTGATAGATGGCCTAATCACCAAAAACATATACCATTAGGGAATGTATTCACCGAATATAACCCTTATACCATAACAAGTAGACCTTCCAATAGACATGGTGGTGTAAACTTTTCCGCTCTTAACAAGAAAGATGGTTCGAGAGAATCGTTTGTACCGAGAGATGGTAAGTTGTTCTTACAATTCGATTACGATGCGTATCATGTTAGGATTATCGCCAAGTTGATTAAATACAAACTACCCGATACATCGGTTCACCAATGGTTAGCAGACCAATATGGTTGTTCGTATGATGAATCCAAAGGAAGAACATTTAAAATCCTTTATGGGGGAGTATCCGATGAGGATAGAAAGATTCCATTCTTTGATAAGGTAGATAAGTTTATAAACAAACTACAATTAGATGCGATAAAGAATGGTTTTATCCAAACTCCTAAAGGTAGAAAAATCCCATTAGGATGGATTGAAAAACCAAATGCTCAAAAGTTCTTTAATTATATTCTTCAAGCAACTGAAACTGAGTTCAATATTGAGGTATTGAATAAACTGAAAGAAAACGACCTTCCACTTCCTATATTATACACATATGATTCATTCTTATTCGAGTTTGATGAATCTGAGGTTGAAACTATTAAAAAGATTAAATCCGTTCTCGAAAGTTATGGATTTCCTGTCAAAGCAGATTGGGGTAAAAATTATGGGGAAGTTTAAGGTATGAAAATTTTAATAATAGCTATTCCTCGTTCTGGTTCAACTACACTAATTACAAGTTTAAGTTCAATATTAAATTTAAAAAGGATAGATGAACCATTCAATAATTCACTTTATAAAAATATACAATATGATACCATATTAGTAGATGCGATTAGAACTCTACCAAAAGATGATGTAATTGTAAAATCTCTTATTAGTATTAATGTTTCTAATCTAATAAATTTTTATAAATCATATTCAAAAATGTTTGATAAGGTAATAATCTTATCAAGAAAAAGTACAAAAGATGCTGCTGAAAGTTTTGCATATCAAAAACTCAAAGATTATACAAAAGACGATAACTGGCATGCTAAGTGGAGATATCCCAAAAATGGAGATGAATTATATGAAATTGATAAATACATAGAATGGATGGTAGAAACTAAAAAGTGGTTAGAAATTTTATCAAAAGAACTAAATGTAGATATAGATTGGTATGAAGATTTATATTCTGGTAAAAAAAGAAAAATAAATAAATTTTTAAAAAAACATCAATTAGATATCGATAAATCTGAATTTTATGAATATCTCAATCCTAAACATAGATTACGACAGTTTGAAAAAACTAGAATCTAAATAATCATATATTTATATACGACTTAAAAAAAACTATTTAATCAAAAATATGAAATATTTAAAATTATTAATAATATCACTACTTCTTACAAGTTGTAGTACTCCCGAAATCCTTGCACAAGAGAGAAGGGAAAGTGTTCACATCGAAACTGAAGTATTTGAGGTGTGGTACAATGAAATATTGGAACAACCAGTAAAATTAATTTATACTTCAACAAACAGACCGAAGAATGTAGATAGAGGAAACATGGATTTCCACCTTGTAGCAGGAGTTATTACATCAAACAAACATGATTATTATGCAAACATATGGGATAAAGGACATTTAGCACCAGCTGCAACATTTTCAGATACTCAAGACAACTTATATGGAACTTTTTCATATCTAAACTGTGCTTTACAAGAACAAAATCTAAACAGAGGTGAGTGGAGAATGTTAGAACAAGAAGAGAGAATATGGGATGATGAACAAAATTTAACAATTACAGTTGAATTAATATTCAATGATGGATATGAAGTTTTACCGACAGGTGCATCAGTTCCAAGTGTTATGACCAAACATATTTACTTTGAAAATGATGGTACTTGTAGAAAATTTGTATTCCCAAATGAAAAGCCAACTAAAGGTTGGGAGGAATATGAGGTAACTTGTACAAATTAATATTTATAGTATAGATGCATCACACTAAACTCATACATAATCTAATAGAAGAGCTATCATATAGAGTAGGTGTTCCCAATATTTACAATAAGGAACATCAATCTATCATGTCAGAAATTCTTACAGAATGGGGTGAGATAGAATCAAAACACATTATTTTTGAATTCTTAAATGAAGCAGAACCTGAAAAATCTTCAGAAGATGAAAAGTACAAAAATACTGGTGGTAGTGGATATGTAAAAGCACAAGATTATGATAAATGGAGTGCAAATCCTGATGATGAAAATATTGAAAAGTTTACAAAAACACCAAGTGGTAAGTATGTACCGAGAAAAGATGATGATAGTAAAAAAGCTGAAGAAGTACCTGAAAAAGAACAAGGTACTGCTTTAAAAGATCCATCTTATAAAAAAATAGTAAAGAAAGAAAAGAAAATTCAAAAGAAACTTGAAGATGAAGAAAGTGGACAATCTGATAAAAAAGAATCCAAACCTAAAAAACAATTTCCAAAAAAGGCATTAAATAATAAATGGGAAGGTAAAACAACAGAAGAGATTATCAATTCGGTTTCTACCTCAAATGACCCTAAAGTTATTCCAACAAAAGGTAGTTCAGATGTAGCAAAAAGAACATTAGAATCAAGAAAGGTTGCTTTCGGTGGTAAAGCTGGAAAGGGTGGTGGTGATACTACTATTCAAGAAGAAATGACTAATATGGGTAGAGAGATTATATTTGGAAACCCTAATATTAATAAAGAAGAATTAGCAGAAAAAATATCAGAAAGAGTAAAACAAGAGTTTCCTGATAGTAAGGTTGCTGAAAATGCTTCAAAACTTAAAAAACTATCTAATGCTTCAGTAGCAGGATTTGGTTCAGCTAAAAAAATACAAAGTAATCCAAAATTTGATTTTAATCCAAACCAACCAGATGGATATCCATCAAATACTACTGATGGTGTTCTTGTTAGAGATACCTTAGCAACTCAACTTAGAGAAGCAGAAGAATCAGGTGACCAAGAATCGATTGACCATGCTAAAAATGAATTATATGAATTCCAAAAAAACGCAGCAGATAAATCTATTACTGGTAAAGAAGGTGATGCTGATACTATTGTAATTTATAAAGATAGTAAAGGTAGAGATAGAGTTTGTTATATTTCAAATAAACAATCTTTAAATGACCAACAATCAAGTGGTACAATTGGTAGTTCTAAAAAATCACTTACATTTGCAGCCAATAGATTGGGGTTATCTGAAAACGAAAAACAAGATGTACTTACTATTGCTCAAGAACAATTTGACAAAGCAAATCAATTTGATGAAACATTTGCTCAAGGAGTTAAATCAGCAGTTGAAAAACATAAAGAAAAATTATCTACACCACAAGCTCAAAAAGCTATGGCTAAAGCAGCACAAGCATTAAGTGGAAGAAGTAAGTTAGGTAAACCGAATAGTAAACTAACCCCTGCAGAAAAGAAAAAGAAAGAAAGTTATATAACTGATTCATTGAAGAAACCAGAAGTTCAAGCAAATCTATTAGGATTAGAAGGGCCTCCAAATGATGATACTACTTCCAAAGAATATAAAAAATGGAAAAAGGATACAACTGAACAATTCAAAGTAAATGGTGGTGAGTATTCAAATGAACAAATAACACACTCAGCTACAATGGTAACTGGTACTGGTGGTATTTCAAGAGGAAATCATCTTAGGACAAATGAAAAAGTAACTATTGTATCGAGAGATGTACATTCTAAAATGAAAAAATTGATAGATAGTGGATTGAGTAAAGAAGAAGCTGCTTCAAAACTTAAAACACAATTTGATAAACCAGATAAGAAGGGTGATGTAATGTATGGTGGAGTATTTGATGAATCTGATTTAATTGAATTATATGAAAATGATGGTTTGAGGGATATGGAAACTTCTGAAAGACAACGAGGTGAAGATATCAAAAAAATGCAAACTGAAACCGTATCAAGATTAGTTGAAAAAGATAAAGAAGAAGGACACACTCCTCCACCTGTAAATGGTAAAAGAACACAAGCTTATGTTGCTGGGTTCTTTGATAGGGTACATATTACACAAAATGTAGGTGGTACTGCGGATGGTAGAAAACTTACTGAAATGGGAGAACACTCTGTATCACCAAAAGATTATAGAAATGCATTAGCTGTATCAACTGAGTTTCCAACAGAGGATGAATACCTAAAAGATAATCCTGATGGAGATTATAATAAAGCATTAGAAGAACATTTAATAGGAAATGTTACTGTTGAAGGTGTAGAACAAGAACTTCATTATGTATCTACTGATGGTAAGAAAAAACATATTGGAACTGATACCCACAGAACAGCTGGAAAAATATCTAAGGTAGCTGGTCAATATGGAAAAGATTTACAAGAACAATTAGCTATCCAATCAAAAAAATCTTTAAATAGTTAATACCTTAACCCCTCTTAAATACCTCTATTTCGAGGTAAATCACATAATATTAGTTTCGGAGAAGTTCTTTCTATTTATATAGGAACAAATTACTAAGGAATATTTATGCAAACACAACTATTGTGTACATTTACTAATAAAGCAGAATTAAAAAATACCCTACAATCAATTAGAGAGACTTACCATATAGTTTACAACTATATTTATGTTCTTCAGAATAAGGGTAATTTAGAAGAACTGTTTATTACATATAATATAGACACTCAATATAAGCCTAAGAGTCCTTTGGAAAATACTATA